CCTCACGTACCTGCAACGGTACACGCTGGTGCAGGCGCTTGGGCTGGCTGCGTCCGACGACGACGATGGAGCCATGGTTGGCGCGGGTGACGTTATCACCGAAGAACAGCGCGACCAGTTGCTGGCCAAGATCGATGCGGTTGGCGCCGACCTCCCGAAATTCTGTTCCTTCTTCAAGATCGAGGCGCTTGCCGGGCTTCCCGCCGCGCGCTTTGCCGAGGCGCTGCGCCTGCTCGAACAGCGGGGGCGCAAGTGATCCAGATCATCGATTGCATCCAAGGAACGCCCGAATGGTTCGCCGCCCGCGCTGGCATCCCAACGGCATCGGAATTCTCGACCGTGATGGCCAAAGGCAAGGACGGCGGCGCCAGCGTCACCCGCGCGAAGTATCTGCGCCAGCTTGCCGGTGAAATCCTGACCGGCGAGCCCGCCCCGGAAGGCTATTCCAACGGCTTCATGGAGCGCGGCAAGGAACTAGAGGACGAGGCGCGTTCGCTGTTCTCCTTCATGCGGGACGAGGAACCCCAGCGGGTCGGTTTCGTGCGCAACGGCAATGCCGGTTGCAGCCCAGACAGCCTGCTTGGCGACAAGGCCGGGCTGGAGATCAAGGTGGCAATCCCCGCCGTGCAGATCGACCGGCTGCAGCGCGGCACCCTGCCCGCCGAGCACGTCGCCCAGGTTCAGGGCAGCTTGTGGGTCACCGAACGCGAAACGTGGTCCTTCGTGTCCTACTGCCCGAAGTTGCCGCCGCTGATCCTGACCATCAACCGGGACGAGGCGTATATCGCCAATCTGGCCAAGTCGGTCGCGGCGTTCAACGAGGAACTTGAGGCCATCGTCGCGGCGATCCGCACCTATGAAAATCCGCGCGGGAGGATGGCAGCATGAAACACGCCCCCATTACCCTCGATTGGTATTCCGACACTGAGCGCAAGCTGGAAACCGCCCGCAAGGATGGCGACCTTACCGAGTGCGCCGCGCTGCTCGACAGTTACGAGTTTCTGGAACTGCCCGAGCACCAGCAACTCTACCTGTGCACGCTCTATTCGGAAGCCTATTTCCGCGTCACCGGGGCGTTCATATGACCGACAAGCAGACCTTCCACCTCGTCAACGACCACGTGCGCGGCAATGCCTTGCGGGCTTTGCGCGATGCGCCCGACCGCTACACCGTCACCATTTCCGAGCCTACCCGCTCCAACGACCAGAACGCGATGTTTCACGCGATCTGTTCGGACATTGCGAAGTCCGGTCACAAGTTCGCCGGCAAGCCTCGCAGCGCCGCCGTGTGGAAGGTGCTGCTGATCTCGGGCCATGCCGCCGCGACGGGTGAAGGGTCGGACGTGCTTCCCGGCTTGGAGGGCGAGTTCGTCAACATCCGGGAGAGCAGCGCGCTCATGTCGGTGCGCCGCGCCGGGAGCCTGATCACCTACTGCCTCGCGTACTGCGATGGGAACGGGATTGCGTTGACCGAGACGCGCAAGGGCGGCTGGCTGGAGGAAGCGGCATGAACGATTGGCGCGGAACGGCAGACGCAATCCTCGCATCGGTTGACGCTTCACTGCCTGCCGATGCGGACCTCACAACTAGGCGGCAAGCTTACCTGCGGGCGAAGCCGTGGGAGTTCCACGTCACCAGTTGGGGCCGCAAGGTCTGGGCCAAGGCTCAACGCGCCTACCTGGAGCGTCATGGGTTGCCGCCGCGTGCCATTCCGCACGAGCAGATGGAGTCCCCAATGGAGCGCGCCATGCGCCGGGCTGGTGGGAAGTGACCCGCTCGCTTGAACCTTGGGTAGCCAAGCACGACGATCAGGCCATCCCGGATCGGGTGAAAATCCGCGTGCTCAAGTCGCAGGCGAACGCCGATGGCATCCCCATCTGCCCGTGCTGCACCATGCCCGTCCGTCCCAGCGATGCCGTGGATTTCGACCACGAAACCCCGCTGGCAGACGGCGGCAAGCACGCGGAGGTGAACCTACGGGCCATCCATCGCAAGTGCCACAAGCTCAAGACAGCCAGGGAAGCGCAAACGCGAGCCGAAGAGCGTTCGCAGTTCAAGGCGATCTATGGGCTCAAGGAACGCAAGGCGTGGCCATCTCGTCCATTCGCCAGCGCGAACCCGAGGCACACCGCCACCACTCCACCCACCAAGGTATTCCGACGCACATACGCACTCGCGCAAGAGGATGATCTAGATGTCTGAGACACTGACCACCGAGCAGGTAGAAGAGATACTGGCGGGCTGCGAAGGCGTGACGCCGGGGCCGTGGTTCGATGAAAACCCCGGCGATGACGTGACTCTTGGATGGGTCAATGACTCCGACCCGCTCAACGATGGCGGCAGTCTGGCTACAACGTGGGCTGCCGGGCGGCCCGTAGGCGAAGGTAAGATTAACGCCGCCCACATCGCCCGCCTCGATCCTCAGACCGTCTCCTCCCTAGCCACCGAACTGCTGGCGCTGCGCAAGAGGGTGGGAGAACTGGAGCGGACGCCCGCCAATGAGTTCGACGCGATGTTCTTTGCGGTCGAGGCAGTTATGTCGTCGCCACAACTCGCGGCAGAGGCGTTGGACAACATGGTCAAGTTGACAGAAATCGCTCTGTCTACCTTTCGCGAGCGCCTTCTTACGCCAAGCCGCGCCCTCCCCACCCCCAAGGAGCCATCATGAGCGATGCAATCGAGGCGGCGCGCGTCGCTTTCATCAAAGAGGTGAGAAGTCAGGACTCACAATGGACCGACGAGTCAGACGAGGGGGAGAACTTGTTGGTGTCCCCCAGCGGAGACTTTTTCGCGGTTGACCTCCCCCTACTTGCCGCCCTCACCGCCTATGAGGCGGCAAATGGTGGGGGTGTGGGGGTGGTTCCTCTCGAATGGCGTGAACTGACATCGCCACGCGAGGACGGTCCGCCCGAGCCCGTAGGTGAATGGGAAGCCGATAGCGCGGTCGGGATATACATCATCAATGATGAAGGCGGCGAATGGTGGCTGGGGCTTGATACCGTTCATGACACCGTGCAGATCGGGCGGTCCAGCGACCCGGACATTCTTCGATCCAAGGCCCAAGCCGACTACGAGTCCCGCATTCGCAGCGCCCTCACCTCCCCCGCTAGTGGGGAGCGGGATGCGGTGATCGAAGTGACGGACGCGATGGTCGAGGATGGCGCCGTCGCCATCGATGCTCTGTGGTCAGAGGGGCAGGACAGAGGCCCGGCCTTCGCTGAGACGGAGCGCGAATATCAGGCTCATTGCCGGTCAACAGCACGGGCCGCCATCGTCGCCGCCCTCCGTATGGAGGGGAAGTAGATGGGCCTCCGCGCACTTGACCTTTTCTGCTGTGCAGGCGGTGCTGGCATGGGGCTTCATCGTGCTGGCTTCGAAGTGGTCGGCGTCGATATCGCTCCGCGGCCTCGTTACCCCTTCGAGTTCCATCAAGCTGATACGCTGACATTCCCGTTGAACGGATACGACTTCATCTGGGCTAGCCCGCCTTGCCAAGGCTACACGGAGCTTCGGCATGCGCCCGGCACCAAGGGTGCGCCCCAGCTTATCGACGCCATCCGCGACCGCCTTTGGGCGCTCGGCGGCGCGTTGTGGGTGATCGAGAACGTCGAAGATGCCAAGTGGGCCATGAGACAGCCGGTCACGCTGTGCGGGTCCATGTTCGGCCTCGGCGCGCAAGGGTGCCGGTTGCAGCGGCATCGGCTGTTCGAAGCAAACTTCGGTATCCCGCAACTCGAGTGCCAGCACGGCGATGAACCCGTGATCGGGGTCTATGGCGGGCACGCACGCAAGCGCGCCGCTAAGGCTGGCGGCAGGGGCACGCGCGACATTTGGCATGGCGGCCATAAGGCTGCGGCATCTGAGGCGCTCGGCATCGACTGGATGACGCTTGGTGAAATGAGTGAGGCCATCCCGCCCGCCTATTCCGAGTTCATCGGACGCGCTGCAATCGCTCACCTAGAAAGCATGAGGGCAGCAGCATGACCACATCAGAGAGCCCACCAATGACAGACACAGCGGAACTGAAGCCGGTGGCGTGGCGCGCGAGACGATACGGCTCATCCGAATGGGAAGTGTTCGGGTACGATCCTCGAGCTCTCAAACAGTTTTCGTTCTTCGAACCCCTCTACTCCGCCGACGCCCTCACCTCCCCCGCTAGTGAAGTCGAGCAGATCATCGCGGCATCGACCCGCATGGCGAAGCGGCTGGGAGTAGCTTTTGAAGTCAATCCTGCCAAGGTCGAACAGTTCATTCGAGGCACCTCCCCCGCTAGTGGGCCGGTACAGCCGCGCTCCGAAGCGGAACTTGCGACCGACATCGAAAAACTCAAGTCGGAAGCCAACAGACAATATCATGCACTCGAAGCCGCCGAGGCCCGCGCTAC